TTAAAGAATCTTTAGCAGAAAAAAGCGCGGCTAGTAAAAAACTTAGAAAGGAGAGAGAAGAACAAATTATAGGAGGCATTAAAGGTGCTTGGCGATGGGCTACGAAGGCAGGAGATGACCCAACCCTGCGTGCGTGGCACAAGTTATCTGATAAAGAACGCAAGAAATATAAATATTCATATGAAAATTATAAAAAGCAGCGTACAACTAGAGAATTGAAAAAAGGTGGGTTTATTAAAAAAGCTACTACTACTACTACTAAAAGAACATCTCGTAAAAAATCTATTGATGGTATTGCACGTAAAGGCCATACCAGAGCTAAACATAAATAGCGGTATGAAATATGACAACTTCATCGACTGCTACATTTGATCTTGATCTTAATGAAATTGTAGAAGAAGCATTTGAACGGGCAGGTTCTGAATTACGTTCTGGATACGATCTTAAAACAGCTAGACGTTCGCTTAATTTATTATTTGCAGAATGGGCAAATCGGGGTATTAATCTCTGGACTATAGAATCAGGTACTCAATTATTAACTTCAGGAACTGCAACTTATGATCTTCCTGTTGATACAGTAGATTTAATTGAACATGTAATACGAACTGGTTCAGGTACTTCTCAGATAGATATTTCCATTTCCAGAATTAGCGTTGCAACTTACGCTGCTATACCTAGTAAAACCTCTACTGGTAAGCCTGTTCAAATATATATAGACCGAAAGAGTGGAGCTACTGAATCCGGTGGTATCCAATATCCATCTGTAACTCTTTGGCCTGTCCCTGATGACGCTGATACTTACACATTAGTGTATTGGCGTTTAGCCAGAATGTTGGATGCTGGGACAGGCGTTAATACTCAGGATATCCCCTTTAGATTTTTACCTGCTCTAGTAGCAGGACTGGCTTATTATTTAGCATTAAAAATTCCGGGGAGTGAAGGACGCCTTCAAATACTTAAACCTATGTATGATGAAGCATGGAACTTGGCTGCTGATGAAGATAGAGAAAAAGCATCTATGTTTATTACACCAAGAGCTATATATCTATAAGTATGGCTAGTAAATTTGCATCAGCTAAATATGCAATTGCTGAATGTGATAGGTGTGGGTTTCAATATAAATTAAAAGAATTAAAGGAAATTTATATACGAACAAAGAAAACGAATATTTTGGTGTGCTTTACATGTTGGGAACCGGATCAGCCACAGAATTTTCAAGGTATGTATCCGGTCGATGACCCACAAGCTATTCGGAATCCGCGACCTGATACTTCTTATAACCAAACCACTAAAAGTGTTGGAAGTAGGGTATTTCAATGGGCGTGGAATCCTGTAGGTTTTAATGATAGTGATGGACTTACACCGAATGATTTAAAAGCAACTGGTGAAGTAGGCACTGTAACAATTACGACAAGTTAGGAGAATTTAACTATGACTGAAAAAAATACGAATCAACCTAAACCTGTACCGGTTCCTAATACGAGTGGGTATCCAGATAATATCCCCAATACCCAAACTAAACAGATGAAAGGTAAGGGTGCTGCTACTAAAGGTACTGGATTTAGTAATAAATCAGATTAGTAGAATATGAATTACGCAAGTCTTGTTACTGAAATACAGTCGTATACGGAAAATGAATTCGTTACGACTGATATAAATACGTTTATCACACAAGCTGAACAACGTATATATAACGGAGTTCAGCTTGCCTATTTACGTAAGAACACAACAGGGACACTGACTTCAAGTAATAAGTATCTTTCACTACCGACTGATTGGCTTGATGTATTTTCTTTGGCGGTTATAGATGGAGATGGTCTTTATAGTTATTTATTAAATAAAGATGTTAATTTTATTAGGGAAGGTTTTCCTAACCCTTCAACTACAGGTCAACCCGAATACTACGCGCTTTTTGATAGTGATACCTTAATATTAGGGCCAACACCTGATTCGGATTACACGATGGAACTTCATTATTACTATTATCCCGAATCCATAACTACAGTTAGTTCTGGTACTACATGGGTTGGGGATAATTTTAGTTCCGTATTGTTATACGGAAGTATTTTAGAAGCCTATACCTTTATGAAAGGTGAACCAGATATGGTTGGGTTATATCAAAAAAGATATGACGAAGCGTTAGCTATGTTAAAAGAGTTAGCAGAATATAAAAACCGTAACGATACTTATCGAGGAAATCGAAGAAGAATTGCTAATGTTTGATATGGACGGAAATGTTGGTTCTGTTACGGTAATAGTCACCGTAAATCGAGGTATGAACGCTGAAGAATGGGCAGAATCAGCAGTACGAAGAATTGTATCTGTATCAATGGATTCCCCAATGCCTATACGGGAACAGGCTCTTGCATTTCGCGAAAATGTTAAAAATATCCTTATTGATTACTTTAAAAAAGTAGCTCGAAGTGAGAGAACAACTATAAAAGCTATTTTGGAAAAAGAAGGTTATTTTGAATTAGCTAAACATATTGAGGATATTTAATATGGCTATAACGCAAGCAATGTGTACAAGTTTCAAGAAAGAGTTACTTGAAGGGAAACATAACTTTATGCTTAGTGGTGGGGACACCTTTAAGATAGCGTTGTATACAGATTCTGCTACTTTATCTGCTGCTACAACGGCTTATTCGGCAACTAACGAGGTTGCCGATGGCGGCGGCTATTCAGCGAAAGGAAATACGCTTACTCGCATAGACCCTTCAAGTAGCGGCACTACTGGGTTTACTGATTTTGAGGATACTACTTGGTCTTCCAGCACAATAACGGCGCGAGGTGCTGTAATTTTTAATGAAGATACGAGTGGTGATACATCAGTTCTTGTTTTAAATTTCGGTGCAGATAAATCATCCAGTTCAGGGGATTTTAAAATTGCTTTTCCTGCTGCGGATGCCAGTAACGCGATTATAAGGATCGCTTAATGGCAGCAATCACTGGCTGGGGCCGCAATACATGGGGGTCTGGAACATGGGGTTCCGCCTTTCCTGTATCTGTTACTGGGCTTGCCGGTACAGGTGCTGTAGGTTCCGTAACTGTTGAAATTAGTATCAGTGTTTCTGCTACGGGCGTGGCAGGGACAGGTGCCGTTGGCTCCGTAACAGTTACTGAAGGCACTGGAGTTACGGTATCCGCTACAGGTGTTGCAGGTACAGGTGCTGTTGGCTCCGTCACAGTTACTGAAGGAACAGGTGTTACTGTTTCTGCTACTGGCGTATCCGCAACAGGTTATGTTAGGTCGGTTCTTGTTTGGGGACTTATAGATGATTCACAAACACCTAATTGGGCCAATATTGATGATTCTCAAACAATAACTTGGTCAGAGGTTGATGACGCTCAAACACCTGATTGGTTAGATATTGCAGCTTAAAGGTAGGCAAAAATGGCTAGTTCATATGTAAATGCCCTTAGACTCAACGAAATGGGAACCGGAGATGAATCCGGTAATTGGGGTGTAGTCACAAACCTAAATCTGGACATGATTGGGGAAGCATTCGGCTACGGTACAGAAAATATGGGTAGTGATGCCAACATTACTATTACGATGGCTGATGGTGCTGTAGATGAAGCTCGTAATCTTTATTTAAAAATAACATCCACTTCGTTAAGTGCTACTAGAACAGTAACTTTAGCCCCTAATACTGTTGGAAAAGTTTGGATTATTGAAAATGCGACGACTAATGGTCAAATTATAACTATTAAACAAGGAAGTGGAGCAACTATTAATATCCCTAATGGGGATGTAAAAATGATTGCAACGGATGGCGCAGGTTCTGGAGCGGCTGTCTATGATCTATTAGTAGATTTAAATATAGCTACTAAATTAACTGTAAAAAATCCAGCTACAAGCGCAAGCCCAGCTACTGTATTGCTTCAATCTGGTGATACTGATGTTGCCGCCACAGATGTACTCGGAAAGATTCAGTTTCAAGCGCCGGATGAAGGGGCAGGCACGGATGCCATACTTGTCGCAGCCGAAGTTGCCGCTATTTCAGAAGGAGATTTTAGTTCTAGTAATAATGCTACAAAATTATCATTTAAGACGGCTGCGTCAGAAGCGGCGACGGAGAAGATGTCGTTATCTTCTGCGGGAAATCTGACCGTTAGCGGTGATGTATTTGTCGGTGATGACATTGCTCTTGATTCCGACGGCGCAATAATCTATCTCGGTGACAATCAAGACGTCCTGCTAACTCATGTGGCGGACACTGGTCTGACTATGAGCGTCACCGGAAACAACTATGCTCAATTATCAGTGAGTCAAGATAGAGATGACGCAAACACTGGTCCGTACTTCAATTTATACAGATACTCCGCAAGCCCCGCCGATAACGATAACGGCGGCATCGTCCAGTTCTATATGGAGAACGACAACAATCAACTGTTCGCTGCTGCTCAAATCTATTCAAAAGCACTAGATGTCACCGACGGAACTGAAGACGGTAAGTTAATTTTTAATACGATGAAAGCTGGCACTGCCACTACTGCGTTAACGATTTCGGATACCGGTATTCAAGTTCCAGACGGTGGCAATGTCGGGTCTGTAACGACTCCGACTGCAATCGATATTCTCGGAACCGGGGAGGTTGGAATAGGTGCTGCGGGCTGGACAGTTGCAAACCTCTATATCTACAACAACGCTACAAGTCGCGGCGGAATTAGGTTGCATTTAGACCACGCGAGCAATTCGGGGATTGGTTGTCATGTCACCACTGACGGCACTAGCGCAGCGGGGTATTTCACTACTGCGGGGGCAAACTACGGTCTTTACGGACAAGGCGCAAGCTACGGTATTTACGGGAAAACAACGGCGGCTGGTCATGGCGGGGTTCTCGGGTATACCGCAGACGGGACTAAATACGGAATCTTAGGTCACGCAAATGCACATGGCGTTTATGCCACATCTGCCTACATTACTGGCGCATTGTACAAAGGCTCAGGTACGTTCCGTATCCCACACCCTCTGAAGTCAGAAATCGAAGGAGAGCCGTGGGATCTTTGCCATAGCTTCATCGAAGGACCGCAGTGTGACCTGATCTATAGAGGCAAAGTTGATCTTGTTGACGGTCTCGCCAGCATTGATATGGATAGTCACTATGGCATGACTCCCGGCACGTTTGTTTGGCTCACGAAAGCCGACGATGTACAGACATTCACCAGTAACGAGACAGGATGGGACGCGGTTAGGAGTTCGTTTTCTGGCGACACGATCACGATTGAGTGTCAAAACGCCTCCTCTACAGACACAATCAGTTGGATGGTTGTTGCTGAACGTGGTGATCCGAATATCATCGGGAGCACGATCACAGATGATGATGGTAATTTGATTATTGAGCGACCAAGCGAACCGGAACCACCACCACCACCCGATCCGAACCCACCGTCAGATCCTTAAACATGAGCAGCCTATGAAGAATGAACACCGTGTCGATTTTTAAAAATGGATATTGGGATTTTCGAGGGCGGTGCTATCGCCGTCTGCCTTGGGCTTGTCGGGACAATGTGGGGCTTCCTGCAAAAACTCGTCAGCAGCAAACTGCGCGAGCAATATGAAATCATCGTGAAATTGATAGATCGAATAAATCGCTCAGATGACGCCGCCGAAAGACGACACAATGCGCTGATAGATAAAACCGACGAATTGGAAAAAACAGTTGGCGCTCTGTCGGAAAAAATTAGTTTTCTTCAGGGCCGTCTGAATTCCAGAGGGCATTAAAAATAAAAAATGGCTATTGTTGATCACGGACAATTTTTTAGTAGAGAAGAATTACAGTGTCGCTGCGGTGAATGTGGATATTTATGTAAAATGGATGAAGCATTTATGATGTATCTTGAAGAATTACGTGAAAAATTTAGTAAACCACTTTATTTAAGTTCTGGATTTAGATGTCCTGCACATAATAGAAAAGTGAGTAGTTCAGGATCTCCTAATGGCCCTCATACTACGGGTAAAGCAGCCGATATATTAATTGCTAAACAGGATGGTTATGAAATTCTTAAATTGGCGTTGGAATTAGGATTTAGTGGGATTGGTATAAATCAAAAAGGAGCAGGACGGTTTATTCATCTTGATACTTTAACGAGACATGAAGGTTTTAGACCAACCATCTGGAGTTATTAATGATTCCGTTAATTGATGCTGGTCTGAGAATCATTGATAAGATCATTCCAGATCCGAAGGCCAAAGCTGAAGCGAAAATAAAACTTCTCGAAGTACAGCAAGCGGGCGAACTTAAAGAAATTGAGTCGGCGATGAATGTCATCGTTGCCGAGGCTAAAAGCGAACATGCTCTCACTAGTCAATGGCGTCCGATAACGATGCTGGTTTTCACAGCTATCGTGGCTAACAACTATATTCTTGCGCCGTATTTACAGGCGATGTTTGGTTGGAGCGTTTCGCTTGAGATGCCAGAACAGTTATGGAATTTGCTGAGTATTGGAATCGGCGGCTATATTTTCGGCAGGTCTGGGGAAAAGGCCGTGAAGCACTGGAAAGGCACGTAATGCTTAGAAAATTTATATTTAAACCCGGAATAAACAGGGAAATTACTGATTACGCCCAAGAAGGGGGTTGGTATTCCTGTAATAAAGTTCGATTTGTATGGGGATTTCCTAAGAAAATAGGGGGTTGGGCTAAATATACTGTTACTGCATTCGTAGGTATTTGCCGTTCATTGTTTGTTTATAGTCCTTCTGGGGCTAATAACTTCATGGCAATGGGGACAAGTAAGAAAATTTATCTTGATACAGGTGGCACACTTACTGACCTAACACCTATACGGCTTACTACTTCTGCTGGTGATCCACGTTTTACAGCCACTGATGGGTCAGCTTCTATTTCTGTGGCGGAAACAAGCCACGGTGCTATTGCTGGAGATTATGTAACTTTTTCCGGTGCTGCTTCTTTAGGTACCTCAAACAACATAACTGCTGCTGTTTTAAACCAAGAATATGTAATAGACAGTATTACGAGTGCGAACGCTTTTAAATTTACAGCCACAGCCACAGCTAATGCTAATGATACTGGAGATGGTGGTGGCTCTACCGTAGCCAAATATCAAATTAATATCGGATATGACACAGCTACAGCAGGGTATGGGTGGGGTGTTGGTACATGGGGTCTAGTAAAATGGGGAATGGCACGCCCCATTCCGCTTTATTTACCTATGCGTTTAATATTTTTTACAAAATATTATGACGATTTAGTTTTTAACGTTAATGACTCAGATATTTATTATTGGGTAAATGATACAAGTTTAGCTACACGCGCTGTTGCTATGGAAGATATGGGTGGTGCCAATGAAGTTCCACAGGAAGTAAGTCAAATACTTATATCACAGGATAATACGAGTAATATTTTATTAGCCCTTGGTTGCACTCCTTATCCCGCATCCGGCGCTCCTGATAAAGATCCCCTCCTTATACGATGGTCCGATGTAACAGATAAAGTGGAGTGGGAACCTACTGATTTAACAACTGCTGGTTCATTATCTGTACAAAATGGATCTAAAATTTTAACAGGTGCTCCTACTTATAGAGAAACGCTTATTTTTACAGATTCCACCCTAAATTCGCTTAAATTTGTTGGTGGAAACGATGTTTTTCGTCTTGATGAGATTTCATCAGGTACTTCTTTAATTAGCCCTAATGCGGTTACCACTTCGAGTAATGTAACTTACTGGATGGGAACCACTAATTTTTATAAATATGATGGGCGTGTAACCACATTATTATGCCCCTTATCGAATCATGTATTTAAAGCTATAAATGTAGATCAAGCCTATCAAACTTTTGCAGGGCTTATTAAGGAATTTAATGAAGTTATATGGTTTTATTGTGGTGGGAGCAGCATAGTCATAAATAACTATATTATTTATAATTTTGTAGAAAATATTTGGTATTACGGTGATACAGAAGATAATTTCGATAGGACTGCGTGGGCCGACGCTTCTATCCGCCAATACCCACAAGCTGCTAGTGATGATGGATTTATCTACAACCACGAAAAAGGAAATAATGCAGATTCTTCAGCAATAACAGCTTCTATTACATCTGCCAATATATCTATGGAAGAAGGAGATCGTTACGTATTATTACAGCGAATTATCCCCGATATTGATTTTACAGGTTCGGATGTAGGAACAACGCCCACAGCAGAGTTTAAAGTGACAGCTAAAAAATTCCCTGGCGCTGTTCCTTATTCTACAAATGAAGCCGGTAGTAATACGGAGGGTTCAATTACTGCTGATGGGACAGCAACAGGGCAGGTTCCAGTACCATCAGCAACGGCTACTGTAGATCAATATACTGACCAAATTTACATAAGAGCGCGGGGGAGGCAGATGGCATTTACAGTTGAATCAACTGCCCTCGGAGTAGCATGGGGATTGGGAACTCCTCGTGCAGATATTAGGCCAGATGGTAGAAGGGGTTGAACATGGCATTTCAAAGATTTAGTTCACCAACTTTACCTACTCCTCCTGAAGAATATGAAGAATCATATTTTATGAATCTCATACGGAGTATTGGGGCTTATTTTGACCTTCACGATTCTAAAGCTGGATTGAACCTAGATAGCGTTATTTCTGATTTTATTCAGCTTCCTATAGGGGCTATGACACTCACAAATGGCGCAAATAATAACGTTGGATTGCCAAAAAGGTCTTTTGCTAGAATTACTGGGCCAAGTGCTGTTTTTAATATTACTGGTATTCGGGATGGCGCAGATGGAAAAATAGCTATTTTGTACAATACTACAGCTTACGCCATGACAATAACCAACAATGCGACTTCTACAGCAGCTAACCGGATTCTTACGAATACGGGTTCTGACGTTGCAACTACAGGAACCGGAATTGTTTCTCTTATATACTCTATTACTGATAGTAGATGGATTCTATTGTCAGTGCTGGCATAGGTAAACCGCATGGATCAACGAAATTTAGCGATGGGATTGGCTTCCTTGGGACGAGGGCCAGATTCCTCCCTTGTTCATATGTCGCCTTCTGAAGTTCAAGCTCTTCAGCGATTGGCTGAACAGCATGGCGGTTCCCTAACCATAAATCCTGAAACGGGCTTACCTGAAGCGGGTTTTCTATCCCAACTTCTTCCCACCCTTATAGGAGTTGGATTAGCTGGTTTTACAGGCGGTACTTCGCTTGCTGCTTTAGGAATGTCTCCCGGTATGGCTGCTTTTTTTAGCAACCCTCTAACTTTAGGTCTTCTTTCTGGCGGTATTGCTGGTCTTATTACAGGAGATATAGGTCAGGCAGCGAAGTGGGGTCTAGGCGTAGGTGGTGGAGCAGCTTTAGGTCAAGGATTCATGGGTGCGGGGGCTTCTTCGGGGCAGATGACTCCAACAGTAGCAAGCAGTACGGCAGGAAAAGCAGCAACAAAAGCAGGTACAACGGCCTATAACACAACATTTGCGCAGCTTACGGCTAAAAATGCAGGTGTTCAGGTAGCTAATGCTGGTGGTGAAGCGGCTAGAAGAGCTGCTATAGATAGCGTATTAGCTAACTATGGTGTAGGAGGAAAAGCAGGTTTGTTTAGTGGTTTTCAACGAATGGGGCGGGGTGCAGTAAATGTTTTCCAACCCGCAGGAGTAGCACCAATACCAGGAGTAGCAGCAACAGGAACGGCAGGAACAGGGGCAGCAGTATCGGCGGGGGCGCAACCGAATATTCTAAGTCAGTTGCAAGCGGGTCAATTCACCACGAACGCAAGTGGTACGATTGTTCCTGCTTCTACCCTTGCACCACAAGTTACACGAACTGGATTTGGAGCATTTGCTCCACGAGCCGGAGGTACATTATTTGGTGGAGGATCGGGCTTAGCACTTAAAGGTGCTGCTGCTCTTACGCCATTGGCTGTTCAAGAACCTCGGGAACTTGCAGAAGTTGATGTAGGT